CCTTGGATGTAGTATCCTAAGTCACCTACGTCTCCTTCGTAGCCTACGTGTAGATCGGTAGTACGGGAAGTATAATCAGTGCCTGTATAAGATGCGTTGGACTCAACGTTTGTATAAACGCCGGCCATTGCAGGTGCGGAAGCGAAGGTTGCCGCTAGAGCAAGTGCAAGTTTTTTCATGTTAAGTTTTACTTGGTAGTTTTTGTGTACTCAACACCACGATACTTAAGTTTAACAGTCATTGTTAATACTCCAGTACCACAGCCCCGTTCCATGCTGTGATTTCATGCGTTCCCCGAAGGGAGTGAACGGACGTGGTGTGAGGTGGCTTCTACTGAATCGACATTCGAGCCGCCGTTATTTCTTAGGGGGTCTCCCTTTCTTGGTACCGTAAGTACCTTTTCCTTTAGGCATTATGCTCCTTTTGGATAAAGTGTATTTTTAATGATTTTTAATTCTTTAATCCATTGCTTATCACTAATACTACCTTCAGATCTTCTAAGTCTAAGGTCATCCATAGCTGCATCATAAGGTTGGTAGTTCTGAGCTAACTGTTCTCCTCCGTCTGGGTTCTGTACAAAGTCAGGAAGCTGTGGACCACCTGGTTTTGGTATCTCCATTCCTGGTGTGTAGCCGCGGTCTCTCCAATTATCTATAACACGTGAATCGATATGAGGTGCCTTCCAAATTACATTTGGAGGTGCATTACCTTTAATATAACGTGGAGCACCTGCTATAGACATATCTTGATTGTTAGGAGTAGATTGAACCTTAAATTTTTCCCAATTAATTCCTGGTAAAGGTAACTGCATCTCTTTAGGAGCTGGTGTTCCTTTCGGTAGTGGTTTACCTCCACTTATACCAGTCATATCATTAAAAGGATTGCCAGTATCTCTAGGTTTCTGAGAAATAGTTAAGAGATAATTTAGGTTGGCTAACTTTTGTGTATGTTCATCAGTAAGCATTGTTAAAAGTTCACATCAGGTGAACGAGATAGTTTTTCCATTACAGTCCTACGATAAGCAGGGTCATTATCATATCTCTTATCTCCCATAGCTGCAACAACTTCTTGTTGACTACGGAATATATCGTTTGTTTGTTTGGGTGCTGTTCCTGTTACCATTTTACCATCGAATCCTATTGAGTCATTGTATCTGTAAGCTAAAGAACGTACTGCAAAGAATGCAGCTAAAGGGTTACCTTGTTCCATAACTTTATCGAACATATCAACTTCTTGTTCATTAAGATTTTGCTGAGCCCAGGATAACATATTCTTATAGTTCTCATCACCACCAACAATACCTTTCAACTCTTTTACATCGTTTTCAGATAAGTCTTGTGGTGCATTTTTAGCTCTAAACTCAAGATGCATCTTAGCTAAATCTTGAGGTTTCATCTCATTTAATTTAGCAATAGTCTCTTCACTATACTTACCTTCACCTTCTGTAGCTTGGGTCCAAAGTTCATCCAAGACAGTAGTGGTTTCATCTGGTTTCTCCTCTTCTTTAGCTTCCGCTTCCGCTTCAGGAGGTTCCTGTGAATCTTCACTAGGCTCTTCAGTCTGTTGCTGCTGACCTAACTTCTTTTCAAGTTCGATGTAAGCCTTTTCTAATTCTTGTGCATTTTCATATTTACCTGCAAGGCGGGTATCTTCCGCATTTTGCATTGCTTCTCCAACTTGGAGAGAATCCTGCTCCTCTGCAGATAGGTTATCTACAGAGGTAACTTCAGTATTCTGTTCGAATGTTAATGTTTCTGCCATAATTTACTGTGGTGGTGGTGGTCCTTGTTCTCCTTGCTGAGCTTCCATCTGTACTTGAGCTTGCTGTGCTTGAGCCTGTACCATCTGAGGTGCGTTCTTCACTGCTTCCATCTCAGCTTGCTGTGATTGAACTTGCTGTTGTTCCTGTTGAATCTCCTGCATACTCTTAACGAGATTAAGAACATCAATACCTTGAGCAGCAGCCAAGCGTTTGATAACTTCTTCAGCATTGATATACTGTCCTATAGCTTCTGGGCCCATTGTCTGTGCAATAGTAGTTAGGAATGCACCTAAAGCTTGTACATCCTGACCTCTACCGAGTGCATTAATACCAGCTACAATGATTGGTTTCACCATACCTTTTGGTATACGTGGAATCTCTCCAGTTTTCTGGAAGACAGCGAGTTTTCTATTTAGATATGGTACTAGGAATTCTACAGTGAGTAGACCAAAGAGGCCACCCAATTGTTGTTCTAGTTCCATCTGTGTCATCTGTACTTCCTGTGCGGTAGTACGTTCCGACTGTCTTACACTAAGTATAAGGAAGGCTTCATTTAACCTACCTTCAAGTGTAGCCATAAGTTGATAAGCTGTCTGGAAGTCAGCAGTCTTACCTACTTGAATAACATCGACATCATCCTTCCTTCCTTGCACAATTGCCCCGTTGCCTGCAGCGGCTAGAGTCTGTGGTTTAGTAGTCGATGATGGGGATACAAGGAAGACAACCTTAGCAGCTGCTGCAGACCCTTCTACGAGTGCCTGAGAGAGTGCTTCAAGTGACTTCAGATCTCCAATGAATTGACCTACTCTTCCTCTACCATATGCTTCACCATCTACTGTATTAAAACGTAGTGGTAACCATGGTGTGGAATCTACTGGTGCTTTACTTCTAGAACCTTCTAATTCTTTACCATAAACTTCTTGATGCCATATAAATCTATTGTTATCTCTAACAACATGTGTATAAACATCACATTCATTTTTTTCACCAGAATTATCGCCTTCATCAACAACAGAATCTAGTGCTGATGTATGTAATCCTTCTGGTAAATACTTTTCTATTAACTTTTTGTTGACACGTTCTCTTGTGACTATTTCAATCACTTGGCCGTTACCATCTCGTTCTATAACATAACGGTTCAACGGGAATAACTTCAGACCTGCTTTACCCATAAAGACAAGAGCATTACCACCGACAACTAAATGCTGTAGTGCTTGGTGTATTACTACACGGTCATCTGATGCAGCAATAGCATCAAGGATAGTGCGCTCTACCTTTGCAAAGGATAGATCAAGTTCTGATTTTAATTCCGGTCCAAACTCTTCACCTAATTGTGACTCATCTAATTGTAGTTTAAAGAAACTTGTTTGTGGAGGTACAAGTGATAGCGATAGCTTTGATGCTAATGCTACTACTCCTTTAGCTCCTACTGATTGCCATGGAGTTTTGAGTTGCTTCATGCCTCTCGCGTTCTCTTCATGACCACGGATGAGATAAGGTAGGGTGAGTTTTGATGCGTCTTCCGCTTCTGATAAAAACTGGGAACGGTCGCTAGATAAATAGTCGTAGCGTTCTTTTGCTGACATTGTTAAATATTAAGGTTAGTAATTCTTAAACCCTTACGGTTAAATCCTGATCCAGTACTGCCCCAACTTTTATAAGGCTGATAAGTTCGACTAGATCCTTGTACACCTTGGGCTTGTTGTGTTGACCCTTGATTCATAGCACTCTGTTGAGCAAACTGTTGTTGTAGTGAATCGTGTAAGCCACCCATCTGTTTATTCAATCCAGCAACTGAACCTTGCCAAGCAGCACTCATGTCTGCTAAAGATTGTTTATTAGACTGGCCTTGATCAAGGAATCTCTGGAATGCTTGACCAGTAGTTAGATTCTCACCACCTATATTATAGGTTTTCTCTATGTTCCAATCAGCCATTGCGTCTGACCATCTCTGATCATTACCACTAGTAAAGTCACTGAACCTTTGATCTTGCTGCCTATTGTAATCAGCAAACTTAGTATCCCACTGGGAATACATCTGATCAAGTCCCTTTTGAGATTTCTGGGCAGCTTGCTGATTTCTCCAGTTAGCTAAGTCTTGTAATTGACCAGCGTACCAAGCATCTGTATTATATCCTGATGAGCCTCTTCCTCCTTTGTAGTTTTCGTTCCCTTGAGACTTTGCTTTTCCCCTCCAGTCCAAAAGAAATTCTTCCCACTTCTGTTCTCCTCCTGCCCAAGCTCTTTCAACATGACTTGGGCCTATATAAGGACCTCCTGAATTTTCTTTATGAGTTTTTATATCTGTGAGAGGCTTGAAAGTACTAAAATCGTACTGACCATATTCATATGCCATTGTTATTCCTCCAGTCTATGTCTGTACCACTCTATTACAGAGCGTTGTCCTGCTTTATACATTATACTTGATAGCTCCTCTTTAGGATGTGGGTTTACTGGTGGAAATTTTTCTTCCATCTCTACTAATAGAGACTGGATGTTTGGCCCGAGCAAAGGCTCAAGCGTATTGGGGTAGGTTGACATTGGAATGCTCAAAGAATGATGGCATGCGAGCTGTCTTTGTGGAGATTAATTCAGGTGCTTTACCCTCATAC